GGTCTTCCCAAGACCTTCTATGCTGGATACCAAGTTCTTGCCGAGGAAGATTTCTTTGGTGTTGAGTGTGATGATGTTACCAAGATGAACCTTGCAGATCGTGTGAATCTGTATTTCAAGATTGGTAACTTTATTGATGTTCCTTTTGGTGAAGACCTTGAGATGCCCATCCTTCGTATGATTGAAGAGTGTGAAGATTTTGATGATGTTCTTCTGGCAGCAAAGGCACTGTATACCTATTGCCAAAATCAACTGAATACTGATACAAAGACTGAAATGGATTCTCTGGAATCTCAGTCTGGCAGTCCAGATCCTTCACAGAATCAGCAAGGACTTGAGCAAGGAGATACTAATATCACTGATGATGGTGAATCTTCTACGGCAGAGTCTGGAGAGACCACTGAAATCGAAGAAGAAGGACCTTGTGGTGGCACCGGTAATGATGTAGAAATCAAAACTGTAGAGGCATTAGAAAACGCAATCAAAGACCTTGCTTCTACTGATGGATATGAGAATATCTATGTAGAAGTGCCGAAACTTGATCTTGAGAAGATTATTGTTCCCAACTCCACAATCCATCAAGAGTGTCGTGAAATGTGGGATGATTATCAATATCCAGAAACATTTAATGATGTTGATGCTGAGTTTGCAAAGTTTAGAAAATCCGCACAAAAGGAGGTGAATTACCTTGTCAAAGAATTCGAATGCCGTAAGTCCGCAGACTCTTATGCTCGTGCTACTGTTAGTAGGACTGGAGTGCTCGATACAGCTAAGTTACATACTTATCGATACAATGAAGACCTGTTTAAAAAAGTAACAACTCTTGCTGATGGTAAGAATCACGGTCTGATCTTTATCTTGGATTGGAGTGGTTCGATGGGAGACGTGTTGTTAGATACGGTCAAACAGATGTGTAATCTTGTTTGGTTCTGTAAGAAGGTTGGTATTCCTTTTGATGTTTATGCATTTACCACTGAGTATCCTTTGTTTACTTACAAGGAAGATGGTTCTCGGGATGTAAAGGACCTTTCATATCAAAAGAGGGACGGTGTGTTTTACATCAATGAGTGGTTCTCTATGATGAATTTCCTGACTCATAAAGTCAGTACCAAAGAACTGGAAACTCAGATGAAGCATTTGTTCCGTCTGGCATATTATTTTGATCGCACTACTTATTCTCATTATCATATTCCTCCTACCATGGGTCTTTCTGGGACACCACTGAATGAGACTATGATGGCTCTGCATCAAATTCTTCCTAAGTTTAAGAAGGAGAACAAGATTCAGAAGGTTCAGTGTGTTGTGCTGACTGATGGTGAGGGATATCCTCCCAAATTCCATCGTGAGATCCAACGTCATTGGGAGCACGAACCTTTCATTGGCACCGGTTCGATTGGACACAACTGCTTCCTTCGTAATCGCAAAACAGGTCACACCTATTCTATGGATGTTCTGTGGAACAAGATGACTGATGTATTCTTGGAAGATCTCAAAACAACTTTCCCGGATGTAAACTTCATTGGTATTCGTGTTCTTGCTTCTCGTGATGCGGGAGCATTTATCAGAACTTACTGTGGATACAATGGAGAACTCCATGATAAAGTTATGAAGGATTGGAAGAAGCAAAGGTCATTCTCCATCAAAACTTCTGGTTATCATTCTTACTTTGGACTCTCTGGCAATGTTCTTTCCAGTGACTCTGAGTTTGATGTTGACGATGGTGCTACCAAAACTCAAATCAAATCTGCCTTTGTCAAAAGTCTCCGCACTAAGAAAATGAACAAGAAAATTCTTAATGAGTTTATTGAACTTGTTGCTTGATAAATATTTTTATCTAGTATTAATTGGTTCTAAAAAATGTCACTGTTTGCGAAAATGATGGCAGGTGGATCTGCACCTGAACCATCTCCAGAAGAAACGACAGTATCTCCAGTCTCTGAAGAAACTTCTGATGATTTGGAAGAAGTTGCTCTTGAAGCAGATATCTCCATTAAGGATATGAGTAAAGAAGAACTTGAAGCTTATGGTAGGACTGTCGGTATTGAACTTGATAGAAGACGTTCTAGAAGGAAATTGGTTAGAGAATTAGAAGAATACTTGGCCGATTCTTGAACTGTCCACTAGGCACCAACTCGGTGCCTTTTTTCTTGTATAATAACTTCAGTTAAACAAAACAACTAATGGGTCTCTCCAAAGAAGGCATTGTCAATTCTCTCCAGGATACGTATGGTGAGACTATTACTTCTGCCGAGATCAAAGCATGGTGTGCAATGAATGGTTGCAATTATCAAACCATTGCCAACAAACTTTCTGATTACAAAGTTGGACGTGGTAAGTGGAACCTGACTATTCAGGAGAAACTCGAACAAACTTATCAGGCACCTCCTGCTATGCCTGTCGTTGAACAAAACCTTATTCCTCAGAAAGATGATTCCTTCGTCAAGTTTGGCAACTTCAGTGATCTTAAAAAAATTATTCAGTCCCGTCTATTCTATCCGACGTTCATTACTGGTCTCTCTGGCAACGGCAAAACGTTCTCGGTTGAGCAAGCGTGTGCTCAGTTGGATCGGGAACTCATCCGTGTAAACATTACTATCGAAACAGATGAAGATGATCTTATTGGCGGTTTCCGCCTTGTTGATGGTGCAACCGTCTGGCACAATGGCCCAGTCATTGAAGCACTCGAACGAGGAGCTATCTTGCTCCTTGACGAGATCGACCTTGCCTCTAATAAAATTCTCTGTCTCCAAAGCATCCTTGAAGGAAATGGAGTCTTTCTTAAAAAGATCGGAAAGTTTATTCGACCCACTGCAGGTTTCAATGTCATCGCAACCGCAAACACTAAAGGTAAAGGTTCAGACGATGGACGATTCATTGGAACTAACGTGCTCAATGAAGCATTCCTCGAACGATTCCCAGTAACCTTTGAACAGAACTATCCTACTCCTGCACAAGAGAAGAACATTCTGATGAAACTCTCTGAGGATACTGATTTCTGTAGTCGTCTTGTTGATTGGGCAGACATCATCCGCAAGACTTTCTATGATGGTGGTATTGATGAAATCATCAGCACCCGTCGTCTGGTTCACATCATTCGTGCCTATGGCATCTTTGGTAATAAAGCAAAAGCAATTGATGTTTGCACTGCACGTTTTGATGATGAAACTAAGCAGGCATTTCTTGAACTGTATGACAAGGTAGATGCTGATTTCCAAATGCCCGTTGACGAGACCACTGTCTCCTGATATAATGGATTATGACTAATTCTTGGTCCATGCTTTACAATGAAATTTTGAAAATGGATGAAAACGATTTTACTATTGATATGACAGACAGTTCTTCAGGTTCTATTGACTTGATCAATCCTAGAAGCCTTTACAAGTATCATGAGGATGAGATCCTCAATGAACTTAGAGATTACATTACTGGCACATATAATCAGCATTATTCTGCCGGTGATGATAGAATTCAGACACTTGATCTGATTGAAGCGTGTGGTGACGGTGAAGCATTCTGCCGATCCAACATCCTCAAGTATGCCTCTCGATATGATAAGAAGGGCACTGCCCGTCGTGACATTATGAAGATCCTGCATTATGCTGTTCTTCTGATGCACTTCAACGACAAGAATGCACAACGTGAAACCTACAACCAATGAAACTGAAAGAACGCACAATGAAACTGTCTGACAATGCCCTCGCAATCCTTAAGAACTTTGCTGGAATCAACAACTCGATTCTTGTGAAGGAGGGTAACAAACTCCGCACCATTTCTGTTGCAAAGAACATTCTTGCCGAAGCAGAAATCAAAGAAGAGTTCCCCCGTGACTTTGCCATTTATGATCTGAATCAGTTTCTGAATGGTCTGAGTTTGCACCAGGATCCTGATCTTGATTTCCAGCAGGATACTTATTTGAGCATCAAAGAAGGCAAACGTCGTGTGAAGTATTTCTTTGCCGATCCTAATGTCATCATTGCTCCTCCTGAAAAAGACATCACTCTTCCTACTCAGGATGTTTGCTTCCAGATGGACAGTGTAACTCTTGAGAAACTGGTGAAAGCAGCAGCAGTTTATCAACTACCTGATCTCTCCGTGATTGGTGAGGCAGGTGTCATCAAACTGGTTGTTCGTGATAAGAAGAATGACACTTCTAATGAATATGCAATTGTGGTTGGTGAAACTGATGCAGAATTTACCTTCAACTTTAAGGTAGAAAACATCAAGATTATTCCTGGTGCCTATGATGTCGTTGTGTCATCTAAACTTCTGTCCCAGTTTACCAATACTCAGCACGATCTCAAGTATTATATTGCTTTGGAACCTGACTCTACATTCGGATGAGGCACATTCTTTTTACCCTAAAACAATGTCCCTTTGGACTTTTAGATGATGAAGCACACATTCGCAATGTTCTTGCCAATGCTGCACAATTATCTGAAAGCACATTGTTGGATATTTCTTCCCACAAGTTCAGTCCTTGTGGGGTGACTGCTGTAGCACTTCTTGCTGAGTCTCACATTTCAATTCACACATGGCCTGAAAATCATATGGCAGTTTGTGATGTGTTTACTTGTGGTGAGCATACAAATCCTAGATCTGGTGCTACTTACATGTATGAAGCAATGGGTGCGAAGGATATCGTAAGTGAAATTTTTACTAGACCATTGAAATGAGTGATTTTATTTGGGTCGAAAAATATCGACCAAAAACAATTGAAGAGTGTATACTCCCTGACAATACCAAAAAAACGTTTCAATCTTTCCTAGATAAAGGAGAGATTCCTAATATGCTGCTTGCTGGTCCTCCAGGCATTGGTAAGACTACAGTGGCAAAGGCACTCTGTAATGAACTTGGGGTAGACTGTTATGTCATCAATGGATCCGATGAGGGACGATTCCTGGATACTGTCCGAAACAATGCGAAAAACTTCGCTTCGACCGTCTCGCTTTCATCAACTGCAAAACACAAAGTCATCATCATTGATGAGGCAGATAACACATCCAATGATGTACAACTCCTCTTACGGGCGTTTATTGAGGAGTTTGCTGGCAACTGCAGATTCATCTTCACCTGTAACTACAAAAATAAAATCCTTGAACCCCTGCACTCGCGATGTGCCGTCATTGAGTTTGGAATCAAAGGAAAAGATCGACAATCCATTGCCGCTCAGTTCTTCAAACGTAT